GGCGCTCTAACATTAACGCACCACTGAGTCGTTCTCGTGTAATTTTTGCTAATTGTTCGTTAACTGCAAATTGCTTTTCTAGACCAATACCAGTTATAGTTGATACGTCGTCTAGTGCCTTTACAGATTTAGTAATGCCTTCCAACGCTCCCTGAGCTGCTGTTCCTAGGTCTCCCCAATCGCCGACATCGAAAATACCGGAACCTATTTTAGGCTGTTGCTTTAAACGTTGTATGAATTGTGATTGCGTCATATATTAATAAATATCAACGGCTGCGTTTTGTTGTGTTAGATGGTCTATTAGATTTTGTCTTTCTTGCGTAAGTTTCTGCTCGGTCAATATCATCTTTGATTTTAGCATTTACGCGCTTAAGCCAATACCGTCGAAGAAACACCGGCATAGTGTATAGATCATCCCAGGACCACCGTCCTTCACCATACCATATTAAATCAAATATACTTTCGTGAATTAATAAACGATATTCAGAATTAAAACCAGAAAAAATCAGATCTGATTGAAAACCCGGCACGAAAAGTGCCTCCCCGTTCACTTTCAAATTCTGCGGTCATGTCTAGACCAGGTGCATTATCTATATAATATAAACGAAATTTCTTTGCGTTTTTTGCCATAAATCGATATCGAACGAATTGCTCAATACTTTCTTTAGTTCTAGACCCATCAACTTCTGTAATTACTTTGTTGCAAAACTGAGATGGTGTTATATCGTCGACGTTATCAATGTTATATGTAAATTTTAATTTATTATCTCCTGCGGTATATTCAAATTCTCCATTTTCATCTGATATTAAATTGAATAATTTTGGCTGTATTTTAGATAAATCTATATTTTGTTCAATATTTTCTTTTGTCTTTGGATCCTCTATCGTAACTGGATATTCAGATCCATATGATAATATTCTAGCAGAAATAATTAAACTATCTTTATCAAATGTAGACATTTCTGAAATATCAAATTTTGTTAAACTAATAGATTCAATTAAACGATCTAGCATAACTCCTTCTTTTATATATGAAATATTGGTTAGTATGTCTTCATCATATGCAGTCATGTATCGCATTTCTATTTTACCTTCACGTAATGGATGATCTTTAGGGTAAATTTTACCTTCACTAACTAATGATACTATGATACTAGGTAATTTGTTATGCTGTTCTTTTTCATAATGTTTTCTGGCTTGTTCTGCAGCTACCGATGTGCTTATTCGATCTGTCATTTTACTCATTTGTTTCCTTATTATAACTTTATTATAAATATATGTTCACAAAAAAAGTAGGGAGTTACCCTACTTAAATTGTATAGTTTAATATAATATTAGAAGTTTAAGAATGCCCAATCATATCTAATAGTCAATGAAATTTCTTGAACTGCATCGTCTCCAAAATCATAGCTACCAAATTCTGCGTCTGTAATAAATGCACCATTCAATGTCCATTCTTCTACTATTTCTCCGAGTGGAGATAGTTGATTTAATTTTAAACTTTTTTTGTAAAAGTCAGAATATCCATCTCTACCTGTTGCAGATTCATGATGCAGTCTAACCCACTCCATTACTGTTTGAGCTCCACTAGGTACAATTGCATCATATAACGTCATAGAAATAGAATTCCATTCAGATTTACCTTTTACGTATCGTTTAACGTTTAAATGATCCAATGTAATTTCTCCGTTAGATATTTTTGGTTTATCTGAAGCTTTTATTAAGTATGCAGGAATACCAGTATCAGCCATAGAAAGTATAAACTGATGTTTCTTTTTTGGTTCCCAGATAAATGCTTGGTCGAATAACTGATTTTCATCTATTGGGTTCAAACTACTATTAACTTGATCTATTAATGCCATATTGGTCCTTGTTTATTTTAATATAAATATAACGTACAGTAAAAAAGGTAAGACCGAAATCCTACCTTTTTAAAATTATTAATATTACTATTCAGGGAAACTTGCTCCGGTTGGTTGAATATTAAAGTCTAGGACTATAAATTCTGCCGTACGAGTTGGTTGAATAAATAACTGTCCATATAAAATATTTTGATCTATTAAATCCGGAGTGTTATTTGTGCTATCCATTACTGCTCGGAATGCAAACAATCCTTGCTTTGCTTTTACATCTGCTAAATAAGGATTCACTATGCTCAAAAATCTGTCTCTTGTAGCATTTGTGTTTTGTTCGAATACTAAGAATCTGGTAGATGATGCAATAAACTTTTTAACTGCAATAAGCAAACGACGCACATTTACTCTGTCTAACGCACTAGGACGTGCTTGAAGAGTCTTTTGACCCCAAATGCATATTCCGTCATTAACAAAGTTTGCAATAGGATTAACACGTGCTTCATACAATGTGTCTCTGTTAGATTGTGTTAATCTTACATACGTATCAGATGCTGGAACAACTCCTCTATTCAAACCTGCGGGTGCATACCATGGATGTTGTACTGCATCATTAAATGCTAATACTCCTGGTAATACTACCGACGGTGGTACAAACAATGGAACATTTTTACTAGGATTAACTATTCTAACCCATGGCCAATATGAAGCAACATAATTATTATCCAATGTAGTCACTTGATTTACAACAGTTGTAATACTGTCTGACACAGGATTTGTATCCATTACATAAAATGTGTCTTGACGATCTCTTACTAAGTTACGAGCTCCAACTGTTACTGCACTATGCAAACTATCAATGATACCTGGAGTAACTAAAAGATTCATATCATAATAATCAGTGTTGCTTAACAATGTAAACGCTTTATTATATGATTTAGTACCAGTAGATGTTGATGTGCTACAATCAAAACCAAATGTATTGTTAGAAGCTATGTTTGCTCCATTAAGCTTAGGCAAGTTAGGACGAGCTCCATCAAAACCTCCTTGGAATGGAATCATGAATTTTCTGGTATCTGGAGATACATCTTGATTAAATGTACTTCCAGTTAATGCGCCTTGCAATGATTGTGTATATGGAGCTGCCAATGATGGCCAAGCTGCTCCTACATCTTGACTAACATCTCCTAAATAGAAATCAGTATTTGAAGCAATACTACCACTTTCAGTAGGAGTAACTGCGATATAGTTTAAATTATGAATATTAGTATAATCAAAACCTAAATAATTAGCACTGCTATATCCATTCGAATCGGTTTGTGTTGTTTTATATGTCACTGCTGATAAATTGAATGAAGCTGATGCATTTGGTATTGGTGATAATGGTGCTTTAAATCCAAATGGAACTAATGCCGGATCATTGCTACCATCACTAACACCAGTTTCTACACTTACTCTGATAAACTGAGACATATTTGGATAGTCTCCATTAACAACTACATCACCTGCATCTGTTACAGTTTGGAAACGATCTCCTATCACTCGGGAAATATATCTTGGCGAGTTAGGATCTAAATTTACATTTAAATATGTTTCAACTCTTTCCGGAGTACGATCGGTGTCTTGTGATTTAAAAGGAGAATTTGGAATTTCCAATGTATTTACTCTACGAGCTTCTACAGTAAATGTACCGTAGCCATTTGAATCGGATACTTCTGATGGTAATTTAATGTCTCGAATACCTATCTTAATTTCTGCATTAACAGAATCACCATGTGATAGTGTGTGAAATTGAAATAGATTTTTTGTGGCGTTGCCAATTTTTTGTGAAGTAACTAATGGAGTGTTTGCCGTAGAAAAATCTTTTAAATATTTGTAATTGGCATACTTGTGTAATGACATTGTAACTTCGCTTGTCTGATTAAACAATGTAGTTAATGCTGCTTTATTTTCATATTGAACATAAACAGGATAATCTAATGATTTTGGACTCCGACCAAATATTTTAGATAAATAATCATTGTTACCGGAATTAATAGAAGATGATATTGAAGCTCCATTGCCAGCTAAAAATGCAGGTGCTCCAGGAACACCATAAGTACCAAATGACCCGGATATTTTAATTTCAAATGAACCCGATGCGTCATTGTTTAATACAGAATCTTCAAAATATGCTGCATCAACTTTACTACCAGAACCTAATACATTTTGTGTAGGATGAAGAACGTGTGTTACCACTTTTACTGATCCTGACTCTGCTTGAATTGCTAGGGCTCCATTTTGTATATTGTATCCATCTTCATATAAAAGACGAGTTACTGTTATCACGTTTCCGTTTCTTAAATAGTCATTCACTACAAATGGAACATAAGAATCGTCAGTAAACGATCCAAATGTTTTTTCAAAATCACCCATTGATGTAATTTGTGTAGGAATGAGAGCTGGACCTTTTACGGTTGGTCCTATTACCGCTGCACCTATTTGTGCAACACCGCCAGCTAAAAACGATTGATCTACTTCATTCGTAAATACGCCGGGCGAGACAATTCTTTCTGCCATTATGATACTCCTTGATTAGTTTGTTATAAATATGGATAACTTGTATCAAACATTGACTTCTGTAAACGTTCCGTCTTGAATGTTGATTTCTCCTTCGCCGTAGCGTTCTCGTAGGCTCACTATTAATTCGGATTCTTGTTGTTTTAACGTTTCAATTTTTGCTAGGTGTGATAGCTCTTCTGAGTCAATTTGTTCTATTCGCATTCGTAAAGCGTGTCGCTCGATTGCAATGTTTCCAAGTATGTTTGCGTTGTCTGTATAACCTTGTTGCAGAGTTTGAATTTGTTGTAAATGTTCTTTGTCCAGTTTTCTAGTTGCCATATTTATAACCTTTCTTTATATTATATAAATTTATTTTGTATTATCCAAATTATTAAGTGGTATATCTT